AGGTTAGTCACACGGAAGATTCTGTAATACTGGTTGGAACGAACAGCAGCGGAGGAGTGGGGGTCACTCTTATTGGCTGTCGAGCCTTCACCATTACCCGAAACGAATGGGTTGTTCACCAGACCGTATCGAGTCTTGAAACCAATCTTGGGTTGGAAGTTGGTTTCGTTGACTGCACGGACCATTTGCAGCGGGACGTATGGGCAGTAGAACATACCAGCATCATAGGGGCTGGATCCTCTGTAGCCGGTACAGATGTAATCAGCACCAGACACGGAGTAAGGATCAATGTAGACCTTGATACGACCGTTCAGAGTACCAGCAAAGGTGTTGCCAGTATCATCAACGTCAAGGTTGACATCGGGGGTTGGGGTCAGGTTCAAGAAACCGGACATTGCGAGAGCCGAAGCAACATCGGAAGTCGTAATGATAAAGTTACCCTTACCACGACGAGTTTCCTTAGCAATCACGTTGGCTTCACGTTCGATTTGGAACATGAGACCA